AAATCACCATTTACAGTGTAAGATCCATTTCCATTATCAACAAAACCAGGAAGAGCTTGAAGCTGAGCAAAAGTTAAAGCATCGTTTCCAGGTGTAGTAGGATCATCATAAAGCGCTGCTACAGGAGGTTGAGCATTGGCAGTAAGTCCAAAACCTTTTTTTGAGAAAAGTTTTGTTATACCCCAAAGAGGTCTTGATAGAGGAGAGTCAGTAACATTAGTCCCAATACTATTGTTTAAGTAGTAGTTATAATTACTTCCTTGTCCAAAACCCATAATTCCAAGTGATGAATTTTGAACGGCAGGTGAAGCATTATTTTTTACGTGTATTTGTAGGTTTGTTACAATGTTGTTCTGTGTAATACCATCACCATTACCATTCCAAGAGCCGTCATCGTTTTGTTGGTCAGGATCTCTAAATTTCCAAGTAGCACCAATAGTTACTTTTCTTGGTTGCATGTTAAATGTTGGTGTATTTGCACCACTACCTGTATGCACATAGTTAAAAGTACCGCTCATAGCGCTATTGTGTGTGTCAGCAAAACTAACAGTTGCGCTTCCTTGTAAACCACCTTTTATTTGTTTGTAATCATTACCAACAGCATGATAGCTATTGTTAGCGTTATTATTATAATTAGCGTTATTTACATTTTCAAAAGCACTACCATAGTTGCCAGCTATATCTCCAGGGTAAGCTTGTAAATATTCAAAATCTTTTTGAGTTGAATTTAGCTCTTGAAGCTGGCCGCTTTGAGGCTGTACAAAAACACTGTCTGGTAAAATACCACTACCTCCAGGATACCCACCAGTTAGAATAATTTCAGGCTCTATAATGTTGTATCCATGAGGTATAATCCACCCCCAAGCACTATTGCCATAAATATTATTATTAGGAAAAAAAGCTGTAGGGTAGCATATTAAATCAATTGAAACAGTTAGCTCATCACCGTTAAACCAAGTTGCGTGGGCGTTGTTTCCAATATTGACATTATTATCAACAAAATCATCTCCAATATTTTTAAAAACAATACCACTATTGTTACGAGCTCTATCAAATATTATAGCACCTGTACTTGAATCTCTAGTTACAGCAGAAGAAACAACACCATCTGATAAAGCGGTTTTAAGACCGTTTGTCCCTTGACCTAACGCAATAGGCCACTCAATTGTTTTTTCAACAACAGGATCGTATCCTGTAGGCCAAGAAAAATTACTTGATGTGCTTACTAGCGAACCGTCTAAAGCACTACTGTTAGCCGTGTCTGTTTCAGTAATAGCTAGAGCAGATGTAGTGCTAATACCTATAACTCTTTGTATATCACTTGAAACTTGTTCGTCTTGAGCATTTGAAGCACTATCACCAAATATATCTATACTTTGATTGTAAGTATCTGTAAACCTTGGGTCATACCACCAACCATCATCATTACCTGGAGTTAAACTATAAACAGGATCAACAAAGCCAGTTCCAGTACCAACATTAACCGTAGCAAACTGCGCATTAACTAAGGCTTGACCAGAATCTCCTTGTTGAAAATACCCAATTGGTATTGTGTCGTGGTTAGTAACGGTGACACTACTCAAAAATGTTTCGTTACTATTAGCCCAGTCAAAATTAGTACTATCTGGAAAGTCAACAGTTATATCTTGTGTAGAAGTTTGATAAGTTCCACTTGAAGCGTAAACATTTCCATCTTCAATTAAGTCTTGGTTTTGTATATCAAAATTATCACTTTCTTCACCTAAAGCAAAGCTAGTATTAAATATAATGTTTTCAGCATAAACGTCTCTAAGTGTTATATTGTAATCTTCTTTATAAGCATCATACGTACCTAGTAGAGAACCATGTTGAGGTAAATTATCTCTAAACCAATCGTGCATACCAGCTTTTGATATTGGAGTTAAACCATCTTTTGAAAGCCTCAATATAGCTCCTCTTTGTTTGTCTGCAAAATAAGCTCTATATGATTCAGATGCAAAAGACTCTGGGTTTTTAGATATACCATATTCACCTACAAATGGTATAGTTTGCCCTAAAACATTTTGGTTTGCTGTTAGCTGTGTATTTCCATCAGCATTAAATACAGCATCTTTATTTGCTAGTATTTTTAAAACTTTATCTTCACAAAAAGCAACTAAATCACTGTTTCTACTAAACAGCTTTTGTATGCTACCATAGGTAGGGTTAAGATCTTTAGTTATTTTTTCAGCTTGTATAAATTGATTAAGATCATTTATTCCAGAATTAGAGTTGTATATACCAGAGTAAATTAAACCACTTTTTCTTCTTTCTTCTCTGTATGTTTCTTGCGTTGTAGTTGAAGCTTTTACACCATTAGTAATAAACACCTCGTTAAAATCATCTTTAATTCTATTTGACTCTAAGCCATTACCAAAAGAAAAGCAATTGTACCAAGGTAAACCAGTTTTTATTTCACCACCTATTTCTCTTTTTACAAGAAAGCTTGTTTTATAAACATCTATTTGAGCTTGGGTAGCACCTATTAATTGTTGCTGACCTGCTTCAGCTATAACATAGCTACCATCTTGTTTTATGAACTTAATAGATGTGTTAGTATAATCTATTTCATTAACACCATCGTGAGCTGCAAAACCAGGACTAAAGTGAGCAATGTTATCATCCCAATACTCTAAGTAAACATCTGACGCAAGCAGTTGAGAAGGCGGGTTGATAAGCTCAACTCTACAACCAACTGGTGCAAAAATTTCGTTTGTTTGATCGTTTATTCTAATTGGTATAGCGTTACTAGCTTCGTAATATATATCTAAATCTGTTTGTTGTTTTTTAGGATCAAGTTCCCAGACAGCTGGAAATTTACTTAAATCAGATAATAATAAATCTTGTATTGGATCTAAAAACTCTATGTTGTTAAAATTATGATTGTCAATGTCTCCACTAGCGTAATTATTTCCAAGTGGACTATCAACATCTACCGGGTTTTTATCTAACTCTATTATGTAACAAAGTCTTCTATTGTGAGAAGCTCCAAAGTCTTTTATTTTATTCTTAAGGTTGGTAGCATCACCACCTGATCCATCATCTTTTAAAGTATTTAGATATTCTAAAGCAACTTCTTCAACACTTCTATAATCTAAATGTGGAAGTGTAGTTGGGTCATAACCCTCACCGCTAACATATCTGTTATATGCTTTTCTCCAAGAAGTGTGATTGTATAGTTTTTTTACCTGTACTTTTTTAATAGTATAAACACCTGTAAATATTTTTTCTCCAACTGATGAATTAGGATTTTTAGGCCTTTTAAATCTAAATTTAGAACCTGGATATAAGTTTCTTATAAAATCACGAATCTCATTTTGAGGATCACCAATAAAAGCATTATCTTTATCATGTAGAAAAGTAGGATCCCATTGTCTCTCATGTAGCTCTCTATAGTTCATGTCGTAACCTTGACCAACACCAGGGGCTGGAGTTTCTGCTATGTAATTGTAAGAGGCATCGTGGTTTCCTTCCATTGGAAAGTGTTTAAATTTATTTGTTTCAATACCAAACAAATCACTAGAATTTTCACCTGTAAAAACACCACCACCCCATATACCTTGAAGATTAGCAGCTAATGACGTAGGTCCATATATTTTTTCTAAACCAGCACCAAGAGCATTGAAATTTCCATTGTGTAAGTCTTTACCTGGAGCAAAAAACGATAAATGCATAAAGTGTCTACCTTCTTCTTCGTCATTTGCATAGGTTTTTGTATCTTGACCAACGCCGCTGTCTACACCATTCATACCACTAAACCATCTTCTAGGGCCTGTTGTATGATCTTCTACCGTTGTAACTATACCTTCTAAACCGTTAATATGATTATTGTTTAAAGAGGCTGATGTTGAAGGCGTATCTCTGCTTACGTTTTGTAACGCACCAACCCAACCATCAACTTTTAAGCCGTTAAAATCATCATTACCAGTATTTATATGGTTTGGACTTTCTGATATTAAATCGTTTTGATAGTATATAGAGTCATAGTTATTTAAACCATCTTGATCTGAAAGCCATTTTTTTAAAGGTGGATAACTCCAACTTGATTGTTCTGCTGAATCATTATCTCCAATAGTAGCTCCAGACCAAGTTATACAACTGTATTTAGCATAATCACTAGCGTCACTTTGACCAGCAACCATGTGGACAGCATCTACAAAAAATCTAGTATACTTTGAGTGTGTTGTTATTGAGCTTAAAACGGTTGACCAAACAGTTGAGTTATCAGAAAGACGCATGCTACCAGCAGTTCCTCCACCTGTAGAATTGTTATGCCCACTACCATTGCTTTGATGATTATCATCAGCGTTTAGTGAACCTGTAAAACTACCATTGTAATTGGTTAAACCATAAGTAATTCCTGAGGCAGAAATGTAACCATTTGCGTCGTTAGTTATATCATCTATAAAAAACCAATGTCCATTTTTTGCTAAAACCTTGTATTTATCTAATTCGTTAACTTCGTTACCTGTTTCAATTATACTAGAAACTTGATTTTTAGATATTTTAACAAAGAAACTACCTGAAAAATCTTCAGAGTCTATAAGTTCTTTTCTTTCTATTTGAAATACTAAATCTGGGTGTAAGCCGTTTGCAGGGTCTAATTGACTAGTAGCCTGAGTGTACGCGTTAGTGTCAGCAAAAACAGCTGCATTTGTAGCAGCGTCACCAAAGCAATGAGCTATATCAGCATCTGTTTTAGATATGTGAGTATTTAGTTTTAAAATATAGTTACTAGAACCCATAAAACCTCCAACTACCTTATATTTTTTAGAAGCCATGTTATCACCGCCATTAGAAACTCTAGACCAAGAAACATAAAGATCTTTTACATTTAAACCATCTGCACCACCTGCACCAGCAAGTTGTTGTTCTAAAACGCTATTATACAAGTTTTGCCAAGTGCTGTGTTCTACGCGTAAAGTGTCTGTTCCTTTTTTAGTATTAACATTATAAAAATCAGGACTTTCGTTTGGTTGATCAAATAAATTAGTTGCGTTAGCGGTAGCTCCGCTAGCACCATCTTGTTGCAAACCATTGTTTGCTGCTGTTCCGTAATTTACTAATCTATACTTTATAGCATCAGGAGCTTCGTTTTTAATTTCAATAACTTTAAATTTGTTTTCAAAAGTTACTTGACTAGCATTAGGCTCTATTTTCTTTTTTAATATTATATAATCTTCTTCAGATATTTTGTTTCTATCAGATGATGGAAAAGATATCCAAAGATGTCCTTCAGAATTATCTAGCTCATAAGTACTTTTAGTAACCCAAGCTCTCTGCATTATTAAATTATAATACTCGTTTGAAGTTTGTTTTACAAAAAACTTTAAAGTATCAACCCACTCAGGAAACTCATAGCCTACGCTAGCTACTAATTGATTACTCTTGCTAGCGTTATTATTACCTGTAGAATCTTGCCAAGGAATATTAGTAGCACCATCATTAGATGTAAATACAGGCGTCTCTCTCCCATACTTATCAGTAAGCACAACTCCTAACTGGTAATTTCTTTGTGATTTCACTGACTTTAAACCACCAGTGCCAAAACTATTGTTTAAATTTTTTCTATTATCGTAACTTAAGTTTACCGTAGGTAAATAAGGCACCTCATAGTTTTGTAAGTAATTACCATATATTATTCTACTTCCAGACACTTCTTGTGCTAATGCTTTTCTTGGAACGTTATCCCATGGTCTTAGTAATTGATTTGCTGGTAAAGCCGCGTATATGTTTTCGGTTGTTACAACGTATTTACCACCAGTAGTACCACCAACAATATGTGCAACAAACTCCTCGTTACCACCACTATAATGCCACTCTTTATCTACATGGTTTATAGTAGCTATAGAATATATAACATTTGAATCTTCTTTTTTGTAAAGTATTTCTATTTCTTCTACGTCTTCCGGAGTGTGTGTTGTTATAAAACCGCTTAACTCTATAGAGTGTATGGAGTTGGCCATAGCTTTGTTGTAAGGCTCTTTAACGTCGTAAGCATTGTCTTTAGTGTAAGAAACACTTCCATCTATAGATTTGCTAGTATCTTTTGGGTATTTGGCATTAAATACAGGTTGAGTAAACGGAGCAAAAGCTGAGTGCTCTCCATCTAAAAATTTGTATCTATAAGAAAATCTTGGGAATGTTGTTTCGAATAAATTAGGAATTTTACTCGTGTTTAAGGATTGTTCTGTGTGGTTTATTTTTACAGAAAAAGTGTTTAGCGGTTTTGGTTTTATAACTGTTACGTGGCTCTCTTCTATATCTAAAGGTAAATCTTCATTAAAAAAAACATCTCCAAGCTCGAAATCAGTTGCAGTGTGACTAGTATTGTATCTAAAAGCATTTCCGTTAGTGGTTTTAAAAATTCTTACTTCTTTAACTCCTAAAAACTTTCCTCTTCTATAGTGATTAAAATTTCTAATTTCATCAACCTGCCCAGTGGCAAGATCAGATAAGTCATCAAAAGACTCGCCGAGCAAAGCTTCCATTTGTTTTTGCTCAAAATAAACGTATTTACCAATGTTGGTTGCGGCTGGAGCAGAAGCATCAACTGATATTAGATCTGCTGTTATACCATTAAAACTACCATTTTTAAAACTTAATTTAGTAGTTGTAGTTATATCTGTAGTTCCAGTTTTACAAGTATCTATATTTATTTTTTTAGGTTCACCTCTATTATCAGTCCAAAATAAAAGATTGTCTATAATGTTAATTCCGGTTATAATATTTCCAAAGAACTTTAAAAAAGCTTTTGAAGTACCAGCTTTAGTATCGACAGCAACGTAGTTTCCTTGGTTGTTTTCAAGATCGTATTCAACTATAGCATCTGTACTGTAACTAGATATAAACCAGTAAATCTTATTTGTTTTTTCGTTAGCTATACTACCTACACATGTATATCCATCTGGTATTAAATTACCCGCTAATTTGTGGTTTCCAACTATATTTTGCACCGTACCAACATCAGAGCCTTCAGAGGTAGAGACTTCAACGTTTAAAGCTTCTCTATACTCTCCGTTTGGTATTAACCTTTCGTCAAGATCTTTATTCATCTTCCCCTTAAGAAAAGTGTTTTTAATTTCCGGCATATACTAGTGTTTTATTTGCTTAGATTTACCTCTAAGTATTTGAGTTAATTCTTCTATTTTCAAGCTTGACAATCTTAGTTTTGCTTTTCTTACTTCTGCAAATTTTTCTTTTTTAAATCTAGGTACTAACTGTTGGCCGTAAACAGTGGTTGATAATATAGCGTATGCTATACACTTATACATAGCTTCTTCGGCAAACTTATGAACTTGCATTTCTGCATCTGTACCAAGACTATCACTTATGTAATCTAAGATCACAGTTTTTCCTGAAATATTAGAGCTAAAGTTAATTTTTCCTAATCTACTATCTATATAGAAAGAACCATTAGCTTGAGCGTGCTGAGGGTCTAACCCATACCTATTACCATGCATAGGCCAATAAGTATCATCTTCGTAGTCATCTTGATTATTTTCTGAAGGCGTATTAGATTTATAATTTTTAAAAGTTGTAGACTCTTGGTTTTGTTGTAAGTAATCTACTTCACCATCTATAGTAACAATAATATCGTCAATAATATTTATACTAGCGTCAGTTAAAGGTGAAGAAGCTGTGGTAGCAACAGCGTATGGATCAACTTCACTGTATATAAAAACATAAACCTCTCTAATGTTACTAGCGTTAGAGTTAACGCTTGAAACATCTATCTCAATAGTTTTAGTCGTATCTGTAGTAGACGTAAACTCTGCAAAAGAAGGCTCTGTAGTGTTTAAAATGTTCAAGTTGTATATGCTTTCTTTTGATTGTAAAAGTCCAGGTTTATCTGGTCTAGTAGCCATGTTTATATTTACATCTGGTTCTAAAGTTGTTATACCTATTCTTAAAGTACCGCTAGCGCTTGTAAAACCAGATATAGCCGCTGCTACTTTAGCCGTCGCTTGTAAAGTTAAAGACTGTGTGTTTGATATATTTATTTTTTGATAAGCAGCATAAGTTCTAGATCCTATATCACCACCAGTTCCACCAAATAATTGTCCACCGTGAACAAATTGTAATTTTTTATTAAAAACACCCGTTTGTTTATCTAAAACTGGAGAAAATGTATTGCTAATTGCCCAATTGCCATTGCCGTTGTTTCCACTACTAACATTGTCAACTCCATCAAAATTACCGTTAGTTAAAAGTCCAGTTATATTGTCTGCTATAAAATCATAGCTTCCATCTGTATTTTGTAGCACTGAAAATGGATTTGAAGTTGAGTTTGTTTTGTATAGTGGGTGTTTTATACCAGCTGAATCAACATAAGATAATTTAGTGTAGTTTACATAATCTTGTGGAAGCATCATTGTTAGCGATGGTGGTAAAACTATTTCTTGTGATTTAACAGCTTTAAGCGTATCAAAAGAAAGCTCTTGCAAAGCTCTTTGTGCGTGAAAAGCAATATCAAGTTTGTTTATTTTAGGAATTATTTTTCCTTCACCAACATAAGCTATTTCAAATTGATTTATAATGTTGGCTAAGGAAGTAAATTGATAATCACCAAGATCACTACTTTGATAATATTCTCTTGCGTTTCTATTTATTAATCCCATTTATTATTGTTTTTGTTGTTGAATTTTCTTTATTTCCTCTTGAGAAGCCGCTTGAACTAAACTGCCATCTTTTATGCTTATGCCAGCTAACTGAAGTATTTTTATAACTAAATTGTTTTCTTCAGACTCATGTATTTCAAAATCTTGAAAAGATGGATCAGTAGAATTAAACAAAGCATTATTATTGCTACTAATAACATACGTCCAGTTTGGTTTGTTAGGCTTTTTAATATAATTTACCTGTATAGAATCTGCTCCAGAAGGTTGTGGATATATTCTAATTCTACCATTATGTTGAATGTCTATATTTCCACCTGCAACATGTGTATATATTGGATTAGACTTTGTTGGCGCCGCTAAAGTAGTATTAACGTATTTGTTTGCTTCTTTTGTGTCAACTCTTTGTACTTGTACTATTTGTGATATACTATCCCAATTTACGGTTACACTACCTAAACTGTAAAGATTATTAGGTAAGTTAGAGAAACCAAGGCCATAACTAGTTAAAGATTGGTTAAATAATTCAAAAGCGCTTATTCTTTCTTTTATAGATATTCTTGAGTCAGAATAATCTGAATCAACATTAATACTTTTAATACCTCTTAAGTCATCAAAATATTTATTAAAAATATCAGTTTGAGCGTACTCAGCGAATAAGTTAAACTCTTGTGGAGTTATATATCCTCTCTGCTCTTTGTTAGCTAAAGCTAATACTTTTTGATATACGTTATTTATGCTTATCGCCATAATTTATTTTTAGTTTGTAGTTTGCAATCGCCCCGTAGAGCGACTGCATCTACAGTTAGATTAATTTAATCTTTTTTCAATATTTTGGTATATCTCCATACCTTCATCGGTTTTAAACCAAGCTGCTAAAGCTGAGTAAGGATGTTCGTCAAACGGAACATTCATTAACTTTCTATCATTAGAACCCCATGAAAAAGTTCTTTGATCAGAAGATAATTTTAATATACCCATTTCAGTTGCTTTAATACCAAAGTTTCTAAGCTGAACATTATCATCATTTACTAACTCTAAGAACAAACCTGGGTTTCTCTTAGCATATAATAGTAAATCTCTTTTAAGTTCTTTAGAACTCATCTCTGATACTTTAGAACCTATCTCAACACGCATAACAGCTTCTGCCATGTCTATGTCTAAGTTTTTAGCAGCGTTTAACGCTTCTATTTCCATTTCTAAAGTGTCTATTTCGCTAGCAGCTTCTACTTGATAATCTTTTTCTTCAAATTTTCTACCTTTGTCAGGGTGATACAGTGATAATATTTTTTGTAAAATAACTTTGTTTTTAGGAACATAAAGAGTACCATTTCTAAATACAACGTGTTCTAATCTTTGATCACCTACCATTTCGTCAACAAAAGGAGTTCTTTGGTTAGAAGTAATCTTAACTTCTCTTTCATATCCTTTTAATTCATCAAACCAATATATGTTTGAAGATTTAATACTATAACTCAAAGGAGTTAAACCTCCTCTTAAATAATATTGTCTATCTTTTACTTCCCAAGTTGGTTGTTTAGGCTCAACTTTTACTTTTGGTTTTTGTGTTGCAACAGGTGTTTCAACAACAGGTACCTCTACCTCTTGTGTTTTTTGTTTTTTTGCCATAATATAATATAATATAAATTAATAAAAATAAAAGGACCGAGGCCGAAGCCCCGGTTCTTTAAAATAATTGTGCTTAGTTCATTAACATGAAATTATTAGCACCTTGAACTACTAAACATCTTTCAGATAAATAATGAACGTTCATAGAATCAACGTCAGTTGTAATGTTTCCTCCAACTGAACCAGTGATCCAAGTTTTCATTTTTCTGCTTTCTGTTTGACCTTCTCTATATCTAACGTGTAGGAAAGGACGCTTAAGGTTTCTTCCTAATTGTTGGTCATAAACTGAAGATACACCAGCTGGTATAATAACACCTCTAATCGCGCTAGAAGATTCAACAACACCACCTCTTGTAGCATTGTCATTTAGATATTTCCAGTCAGACTTGTAGAAGTCATAAGAACCTCTTCTGAAACCAGAGAAACCTAAGTTTAATGCCATATCTTCTGAGTTGTCAAATACTCCGTAAGAAGTACCTCCAGCCCCGTAAGAATTCATAGAAGCTAACATATCGTCTATTGCTAACGAAGTAGCTCTATTTACAAACATCATGTTTTCTTCAATAGCACCTTGCTTGTCAAACTCAGCTAAGATAGCATCAAATTCAGCTAAATCAGTTGCAGCGTTAACACCAGTAACACCAGAAGTTAAATTACCTCTATCTTCGATAGCAGCAAATAAACCTTCAGTACCAGGGTCTGTGTTAGCAATTGCACCGCCACCACCATCGTAAACTGAGTCATCGTGAATTGTAGAAGCAGCTAAAGCTCTAACAGATTCAACCATTGACATTTCAACGTAATCAGAAAAACGAGATCTAGTATCACCCTCAGCTTTTAAGTACCATAGGTAACCATTTTGACCGTCTTCACCAGAAATTTCTACCCAACCAATTTGAGACGCATCAGATCCATTGATTTGATAAAAGTCTTTTAATATAATTGGTTTGTTAGTAAAACTTTTGTGAACAGGCTCGTTAGACGATGTTTGTCCAGCTGTACCTTTTGCAAATTCAGATCCGTATACGAAAACTTTACAAGTACCATCAGAAAGAGAACCTGCTGCAGCGTCAGACATAAGAGCTGCTTTGTAAGGTAAAGCTACAATAGTAGCAGCACCTGCTGTTCTAGTTTTAACGTAACATTGTGTAGTTGCTCCATCACGAGAGCTAGATACTATAATAGTATCACCAACTCTAATACCGTGAGCAGCAGCTCCAGCGTTACCATCTAAATCAGTACCGATAGTAATTTGATTTGCTGATACATCTAGTGTACCGTTGTAACTTAAGTGTAATCTTCCTTGTTCTGACCAGATTACTTGGTCTGAGGACATTGCCTCTTCTGCTCCAACTTGCGATAAGAAACCTGAAACTGTTCTGTTACCGAACACTTCAGCTTCTTTTTCCATCAAGTCAGGCAAGTATTGTTGTGCCCAACCTGCTGTACCAGCTGCTGTAAAGTCAATATAATTATTAACTAACGTCATCTGTGTAGAAGTTGCAACACTGTTTAAATTATCTCCTGCAGTTATTGCCATTTTTTTTAAATTTTAAATTATTATTTGTTGTTTTTAATTTTAAACTTAAAGTCATTCGCATCATTACCTAACACTCTTACCTTAACACCACCAGCCTCAATAGTTCCATGACTTTGTCTTGGGTTCATATCGACGTTTTTTGCTTTAGCAACACTATTCTTCATAGCGTCAGCTTTTCCTTGTTCGTAAAAGTGTTTCGCAACAGCATCTGCATTCATCGCTGTATATAGAGACTTATGATAACCCTTTGCATCTGATAATGTATTATTTTTATCTAAAAACTTTTTAGTAAAATTATTTATATCGCTCTGAGTGTTTTTAACCTCTTCAGCATTGTTTACATTAAACCTGTATTTTTTATCACCGACATTATATTCAAAACCTTTGAACTTATCGTTAAAAACATTATCTGTTTTTTGCATAAAAATATCAGAGTTCTTTTTAACTGTTTTTTGAGTTGCTTCTGACTCCTTGTTGTATCTATTAAAGAAATCAACTGCTTTTTGCTGCTCATTAGTAAGCCTGCTTCCAGCTTTAATCTCTTCATAGTATTTGGACTTTTGCCCGTCCAGGTGGCTTTTAGCGTTCGCAACTTGCTCTTTTAACGCTAATTTTTTTCTTCTTATATCTATTTCTTCGTCTTCTTCTTCGTTGAAAGAAAATTGATCTTCCATAAGGAAGTTAATTTCTTCATTGTTTAAATGAGGTTTTGTTTGCTTGTAATATTCATAAAGCAAGTTTTTATCATCTAGCTTGCTATAATCTTTATTCAACTGAACATAGTCGTTTAAATCTCCGCCAGTCTCTTCCATAAAGTCCATTAACTTTTGAATATTTTCTGGTAATGGTTTGCCAGTAGCTTCTGCCTCGGCAACAGCCTCTTCTATTTTTTCTTCTGCTTCAGCAACCTCTTCTTCTGTTGAATCTTCAGTAATTTCTTCTAATACTGGAGCTTCTTGTGTTTCTGCTTCCGGTTGTACTTCTTCTTGTTCTTGTGTGGGCTCGGCATCTTTAGACTCTGCAACCACTCCGCTGTCGTCAGCGTTATCTTCTTTAGTTTCATTTTCTTCTTTTGGTGTTGGTGGTTTACTTAGATCTACTTTTATTACACTGTCATCTT